ATTGCTGTTCGTGTTGCGTAAGTCACTGATTCATTATTTCCAACACCGTCCTCGAATTCTAATAGCTGAGTTCCTTCCTCGATAAATCGGAATACATCCCCTCCGCTACCATAAGACAAAATAGTCTTACGTGCTTGGACGTTCATTAATACCTCACCTGTTAAAACCGATACGGCTCTCATACTTACAGTTACAGCATCTTGTCGATACTGTTTACTAAATCCAATCCCTAGAGTCCGTGCGCCTCTGCCTCCAGTTTGTAGATTTGTGTCGTACCCAATAATACCACCCTCTACAATTATGCCCGCAAAGAGTAATGGTTGGATACCTTCGTCTGATTGTCCAGTCTTATTTGCAAAGTCTGTACGAGCAGAACGAATGATTTGTCTTTCTCTAACTAAGTGGTCTATACCGTTTCTTTCTACGACTCTAAACCATGTTCCTCCACCAGCTGTCTTAAGTGCATCAATAACCATTGCAGTTGCACCCTGTGTTACTGCAGTTGAAAAATCTGCAATACCTTCTCTTGCTTTTCTCTGACCTGTTAAATCTTGAAAGTTGTATACTGCAACAACTGGTTGTTCTTTTGCTGGTGGGAGTTCTAATAATTGAATGTATGAAGGTAATCGTACAACTTCAGGACTTTCAACACAGATATAATTTCTAGTGACTGCTTTTGCAACACCAGTAACTACATCTTTACGAAAACCATCGTTGTATCTTCCTGTTTCGTATGCACAGTCTGCCGGGCCTTCTGACCATTTTGGCATTGATGAACACCCACTCAGAACTATAATGAGTGCAAGTGTAACTACTCTGAACATTATCCGCCCCCATCTGAACCACCGCCAGTATCAGGGTCTTGTCCAAAGTTACCAGTTCCAACTGGTATCTCTACAACAGTTTGACTACCGTCTTCTGCTACAATGGTCAAACGGATGAATTCCGTTCCTGACTCGTCAGTGATTACTTCCCATGTAATCGTATTACCTTCTAATATAAATGAACCGAATCCTGCTGGGTTGTCATTTGAAAACATAGATTCAACTAATTGTTTTGCAAATTGAGCATAGATTCGCGATTCTAAATTTCTTATGAATTTGGCAAGCGTAGTATTTTCTGCTTCCCTTTCTGCAGCTTTTCTCGCTGCTTCCAATGCATCTTCTATCTGCTTCTTACGAGAATGTTCTTGGTTCTCGATTGTAAGATAATGAGCTCCAGTTCCTATTCCACTAAAGCTAGGATTTTTAAATTTGTGAACAAGCTCAGTTCCATAACACTGTGCAGTAAAGAACAGTGCCATCACTGCAATACCTAAATGTGTTCCGTTAACTCTTTTCATTCTTCTCCTTTTCTTTTAGTGCCTCTTTCTCTTCGGCATCTTCAAGAATCTCTTCCCGTTGTCTATATTCCAAGACAGTGTTAACCTTAGACTGCAAACGAATTAAATCGTTGTCTAACATTCGAATCTGATCTAATAATCTAATTAACTCTTTATTGCCTTTACCCAATGAGGGTTTAAGAGTTTCAGTAACGAACTTCCATACGAAATATATGAAGTAACCCATTCCTAAAGCAAGGACTACTGGAAATCCAAACTCAGCTATAAGCTGTGCAACCTTTTCCATCAATCCCTCCTTACATCGATCTTCTCATCCTCTACAAAATTTTCACTTCTAGCGATTCTATCGATATCGGGTTTGAGTTCTAATGCAGATGATACTAAAAGATCAATCTTGATCATATCGTTATTCATCATACGAACTCGACTTTCTAAACTACTAATGATGTTAGTCAAACCTGTAACTTGACCAACAACTGATTCCAAGATATATCTCAAAGTCAAGAATATAAAGAATGCCATGATGATAGCACTCCCAATAGGTACTCCGACTTCACTTAAGAAAGATAATATATCCATACCCTTATTTATGAAAAATAGGTCTTATATGGCCAAAAAAAAGGGGACATCATGTCCCCCTTTTGGATTAGTGTGGGTTTATTTTTGTCTTAATTGAGACCAAATTTCACTCACGACTGCAGCCTTTGTTCCACTCTTTTTAACTTTGAGAGATTGTTTCTCAGCAAGATCAAAGAGTTGAACCTTTGTTAGTTTGTTTAACTCAGCCTTTGACACTACACCGTTATCATTTGCATCTGCTTTTGGAGCAGGTGCTTTAGGTGTAGGTGCTTGTACTGGAGCAGGTGCTGGAGTTTCAGATTTACTAATCTGATACCACAACCCAAACGCAACAATTGCTACTACAATTCCAATTGCAAAAAGTTCCATAATATTTCCTCACTTAATTAAGTTTTCTACTTATCCTTTGCTTTCCCAACATTGATAGCAACCCAGTCTAAGACTTTGTAAGCCTTTTTGACTAGACCATCATCAACTGGTGTTGGTGTTAAAGCTGCAATTAAAGATGCACCCATAACCAGCCAAGGAATCACTTGAATCCATGCTATAACCCATTGTAGGAATTCTAACATATATTCTCCTTCGAAAGGTATATATCCCTTTCTCAGGTATATTTAGGAGTTATTACTGCCTATACTATATTTAGTAGTCAATTTCCACTCACTTTTTTCCTTGTAGGGAATGATCTTAATCTGTGAGAGTGGAGCTTTCGGTTCAGTAATTTGCCCCTTATTTACAACGGAAACTAAGTTCCATTGCTCTAATAAACCAACGATAGTATTCCTTCTAGCAATATCTGAATCATCAATGTTAGTAGGTTTACCATCTAGTTTAAATAGTTCTTTAAAATGTGTGATGTAATACTTTCCTCTTTTGTGAAGAATGTGACATGACTGGAATAGTTCCTGTTCTCTACGGGATGCAACACCTATGCGTGACAGTGTTTCCCTGATCTTCAGGAAATCGTCTTTCTCGGGAAAGGTGACCTCGACAAGGTCTTTGATTATTTCTTCTTGGTTATCCATTATCCTTACCACCAGTTTTCATTCTGTTTTTCAAATCTCGTAACTGTTTATCAGACAATAGTTCCACATAGTCTTTAGCTTCTCTCGTAGATATCTGATAATAGTCTTTTATAGTATCGAGTTTCTTACTAATGTATGGCTTTTGCCACTGTGAAAATCTTTGTCTTTTTCTAAGAGTATTTAGGAAAAACATGTATTGAAGACGGTTGTCTACACCATGTCTGACATTCATTTCATTAGTAAGGAAAACAGAATCCTGATGATAGGATAATGCTCTGTTTATTAGGAATGGTTGATATGCTTTCTCTTCGACCTCATCAACCATGAGGTCTTTCTTGTCATAAGAAACAGACTTTACAAAATCAAATGGATTTCTCTTAGCCATTTATTACACAATTTCCAGTATACTTTTGATATTGATCGATCAAGTCATCACCCTTGAGTTCTTTACCAAAGTAAACCTTCGTCCCATCTGAAAGTCTTCTTTCAATAAGCCCATTGTTGTATTGGATATCTGTGACCATCTTACCATCTTCAGTGTCTTGAGGTCTAGTATCATACCACATTGAATTTAAACTGTGAGTGTGCATTGACATAAAACCTTTTGCCCACTCTTCTGCCTCTAAAAGCAATCTTTGTCTTTCTACCCTATGATTAAATTCACCCATTATGTATTATCTCCGTCTCTATATTCGACTCGATGTTTATTGAATTGTCTATTTGCTTGTCTTTGCATAGACCTTTCAATTTGACGATCAAGCCATTTACGAAACCATTGTCGTAGTTTACCCATTACTTGAATTTACACTCCGACATAATTTCTGTTAAACATGCAACGAAGTTGATCTCCGAATCCATAGCAAATGCAGACTTGTACTGATAATCAGCGATAAACAAAACTGCAGCTGGAATCGATTGAGGTTCTAGTCGTTGCTCCAATGCATTGAAGAGTTTACGATACAGTGTGTTGAAATCATTATCTGAATTCTTACCAACCCACTTTCTCATACCTCCCCAATTCTTATCAGCCAACATATCAATAAGAGGTGTAAGTTTCTCTTCATTGAGTGTAGATAGTAATCCACTATCAATCTCACCTGAGACACCATACCTTTGTACCTCATTGATGCATCGTCTGAAATCGGGAAAGAACTTGATTACAAGTTCAACTAAAACCTTCTGATCATATTTGATATTCTCAGTTGTACATATCTCCATAAGACGAGCAAGAAATACAGATGCAAGTCTTTGTCTCTCATCAGGAGACATGGTAAAGTCGATCACCGTTGTTCTTGAATGCAACGGTGGGATGATTCTATTCTTGTAATTACAAGTGAATATGAATCGACAGTTTGCAGAAAACTCCTCGATGAAGTTTCTGAGTGCTGGTTGTACTGAGTCAGCAGAAATATAATCTGCCTCGTCCAGTATCACAACCTTGGGTGCATCCGATAGTGAAACTGTGGATGCAAAGTTTTTGATTTTTGTTCTAAGGGTGTCAATCAATCGTCCTTCATCAGAACCATTAATGACGATGAAGTCTGCACCTAGTTCATTACACAATGCTTTTGCAACTGTTGTCTTACCGATACCAGCAGAACCACATAACATGAGATTAGGAATCTCACCCTGTTTTACAAAGTCTTGGAATGTTTGTTTTAAAGATGCTGGAAGTATGGTGTCCTCAATCGTTTGTGGACGATACTTCTCTACAAATAGATACTCATTATTCATTCAGTCTCCGATCATAATATAAGGTGTGGAACTCCCCGCCGAGTCCACAGTGTAATCCACCCTTGAAGATTGATGAGATTGGATTACTCCCGTGTGCATTGTAGAGACTGGCACAATACTCACACTTGTATATAGGTTAAGCATTGTATTTTGAATCAGGCTCCAACGCGATAAAATACTCAAGTTCGATATCTGAGTTCACAAAGTGAGAGATACCTTTTGAGGATACGGCAACATTGTAGTTACCATCTAGAACTTTAAGGTTCTCAATCTTGAAGTTCATTGTAAATGTAGACCCATTACCTTCACCTACGATTCTTGAGAATGTATTTGAAGTAGGATTCTTCTTATCAGTTACTTCTAACTTGATAGTGTTACCATCACTGGATAGAACTAGATCATTCACACCAAGGACACTTGCAGCTTTCTGTAATTCAGAAAGTAGTGTTGAACTGATTTGAATATTGATCTCTGCCTCAGGCATTGTGATCATCTTATCAGGTGCAACAACCATACCTTCACTTGCATAGAAGTATGCAAGACTTGAGTTATCATCTGCAACAGTCAAACTTGCATCACCGAATGTAAACTCAGGGTCATCCAACAAGGATGTTGCACCCAAGAATTCAGGCAAGTTGTATATACTAAAATCTTGAGGGAACGATTCATCTACCGTTGCCACTGCAAGAATGTTCTTCATATTGGAAATGGTTTCCACCTTGTTTCCAGTTTTAACTCGGATACCCGAATTAATCGTTGAGAAATTTTTTAAGATATTCCTCGTATCATTACTAATTTTCATCACTCTTCAGCCTCCTTTACATGCGTATCGTGATTATATAAAGCAAGGAATCCGTAGTGAATGACTTTGAATAAGTCTGCACGATTGTATCCATCCTTCTTACCGTATCTTTGAGCATACTTTAAGATGTTTCCGATACAGAATCCCTCTCCGTGTCCACCATCCATGATAAACTCAGTTGCCTGAAACTTATCTTTTGAATAGTGTTGTTCATATGTCTTATCAACATACTCCTTGAATTGACTAATCAATTCTTGTTCATTGTACTTGTAGTTTATAGACATCTTCTCCATTGTACTACCTTTACCCATTTTGTGCAATAGGGTTTTTATCAGATTTCTTTTTGTTGTATTCTGCTGTCTCTAACTTTCCGTTTTCAACAACTGTCTTACCACCTTTAGACCTAGGGAATACATGATCACCATGAATCTCCCCACCCTTTAACTTACCAGCTGATATTTCAACACCATCTGAAGTTGTAGAATCCTTTACCCACATTTCAGCTTTCTGTTGATCATTGAATCCAGCATCTTCGTCAACACTAACAATGATTCCCTTTTCAATAGCTGATGGAATGAACAAGTCTCTAATTTCTTCAGTCCTGATCTTGAATACATTGTTTGCATTCTTACTAAACAAGTCATTAAAGAAACCTTGCAAAGTGTTCTTAACCTTCTGATAAACTGTTTTCTTATCAGCACACCTTGTTGTCAACCACTCGTTGTATGCAGTGATCAATGCATACCTACCTTCTGTATTTACATTTGGTATCTTCAAATTGTTAGCTTGCATGTAAGTCAAGACATAACCAAAATCATACCATGCATTCTTCTTGAAGAGTTGTTCCTTCTTACTCTTCATAATTTTAACGTATGGAACTAATTGTGATTCAAAGAACTTCTCAAAGGTTGGATACTGATTATCCAGTTTCGAATTTGACTTGAACTCCTTATCTAATTCTTTCTTACCACCAAGGTACGGAGTCAAACTACCAGCTCTTCCTAGAGTATAAGAGTGACCTAACTTTAAAATCCATTCCATAAATCCAAATCTAGCTGCATCCTTTTCTGTCAAGACACCAGCATCAACAAATAAAGATTTGTACTTACTATTCAGAACATTCCTAATTCCCATTGCAACTGCAGAAACAGTTGGGTTCCTTAACTCCATTGCATTGAGAGTGACATTTGCATTTAGAATCCTGAAAAAATCTCCTCTTTCTTCTTGAGATAAATCAGAGTAAACCCATAAATGTACAGGTTGTGACATCAACTTCTTATACAATTCAGGATGATTCTTTTTAACATCCTCAAGGGGCATGTCCTTTTCAACTGTAACCATCAACCTATATCCATCCTCATCAGGTTGAAATCTATAATCACCTTTTGAAATCTTTACTTCACCCAGTTCTGTCTTGAGACCAAAGGCAGCGTCAAAAGTATCACACCTGTTTCCGCCATCCAAGTGAGCATACTTATAACCTTGATCTAAAAATCCCTTGATGAAAGCTGCAAAGATCGGGTCTCTATGAGCAACGTCATTCGTCACCATGTCGTATAACTTTTCTAAGTCTACTAAGTGAATTGCAGTCTTACTAACATAACCAACTGCACAATGAGAGAGGTATCCCTTTCTCCTAGCATAGTCCCAAACACCTTCCCTGTTTACAGATTCATCCCTAACTGTGTAGGGTAGATAATCCTTAACAAAGATTTCCAATGGGGGAACAAGGAAGTCAGCTTTGACTTCCCTGAAAATTTTCAAATTATTAATACTCATCGTTCTCACTTACTCCTTCAGAAGACTCCTCTTCTGATTCTTCAGCAAGGTGAACACCATCGTCCACCTTGGTGTAGAGATCAAGGATTGAATTCCTAGTCTCTTCATCGAACCTTGAAATACACATTGTGATTGACTTGAGTTTGTCACCAAACATTCTGTAAGCATTCACGATGTGAACCAACCTTCTAGTAGTGATGACATCATCGATACCACCTTCGTAGAAAGTCTTTCTGATTATGTCAGCCCAGTCGACTAACTTGTCACAGAAGTCTTGATCGACATCACCAGTCAATGCCATTTCTTTAGAGAGGATTGACTTCTCAGTCTTCACAGGAGGGTATTCCTGTTGCATTGTGATTGCAAATCTCTCAAGCATTGCTTCGTTCATGATCTGAGTCCCGATGAACTTACCATCCTCAGAACCTTGACCTTTAGTGTTTGCAGTGGCAAGGATAGTGAACCCTTCTTTAGGAGTCACCCACTCACCAGTCTTCTTGATCAGGTATCCTTTACCTTCAAGAACTGATTGTAAACACATCAACTTGTTAGAACCCAAGTCAACTTCATCGAGAAGAAGGACAGCACCTTTTCTCATTGCTTTGACAACAGGGCCTTCCCTGAAAATGATGTTACCATTCTCTAAAGAATGTCCACCCATCAAATCATCCTCATCAGTTTCGATGGTGATGTTGACCCTGTAGAGTTCCCTCTTCAGTTGGGCACAAACTTGTTCAACCATCAAGGTCTTACCATTTCCTGAAAGACCAGTGACAAACACTGGAAAGAAAATCTTAGACTTGATGATGTTCTTCACATCCTTGAAGTGACCAAAAGGAACATAGTTCCCCATCTTCTCAGGAATGATCTTCACTTGTTCATCCAAGAGATTGACCGAAGCAGTCGCAGCTGCAACAGGCATATTGGATGGTTTAGAAGTTGCGGGAACTGGTGCAACTTTCACTGGACTCTCACCCCCGTGGGAATACCCACCGTTGTAACCCGAGATAACCTGTTCAAGGTTGAAGATAACTCCACCTTCAGGATTGGGTTCTTTGAATGGAAACCTTGAGGATTTAATCCAGTATGGAAGATACCCATCAAGTGCTTCTTTGATCTCTGCCCTAGTGAAGGCAGACTGATTAGGATACGATTTAATGAGGGTATCCAACACCTCACCCTTATCAGGAGTAATGGTAAAATCCTTACCATTAACAGAAATAGTCTTCTCAGTCATATAGTCTCCGTTTTCGTTATTTCTCATCATGTGTATATTATCTCAAAAAGCTGTAGCCATTGTCAAGGCCATTTAAGCCACTGTTACTTAAGGGGTTCAAGAAGTCTCCCCATCTTCTTAAGGCATTTGACCTCACCTTTTGCGTTCTTTTCAGTCAAATACTTCTCTCCATTATTGACCCATGCCCTGAAAGCAAAACATTCAGTGCTGTTGGTTTTACATTCATCAATCAGTTCACAGTTGTGAAAAGTACAGGGGGCAGGCCCAACGTCATTGATTGCCTCAGCGAACTTGCTGAGATCATGAGTCGGAATCCTTTCATAGTAAGCAGGGTCTACTCTTAAATGTGGCATTATGCTATCTCCTTTATAAATTCATTGGTTAGGAACCTTGAAGTAGTTTTACTCTTTTGGTTCTTCTTGAACCTTGCAGTCAAGGTTGATTTCTTTGCACCGATCAAATCATCATCCAAAGTATCATCACCACCAGCTCCAAGGTTTGATGCAGCGGTCAAGAAGAGTTTGTTGTAACCCTTAGTCTCGATCACAACACCATTGTTTCTAGCTTCTTTCCACATTGCATTCTGTTTTTCGTAGTTGTAGTCTTTGTAAGTTTCATGACCAATCACCATAAGAAGATTTGTCATATCAGCTTTCTTACCACAAACAAAGTATCCAGTGACAATGGCACCAGTTGTTTGTCCAACCCAGTCTAGAAGATTCTGAGTTTGGTCAAAATCATTTCTGTCCCATCTGTCTTTTGCTGATAGGTACTTGTAAACTTTTCCGTTGATCGGGTCAATAATGTCTCTCTCTTTTTTGACATCCCAAGACATTCCATCACCCAACTGCTCATCGAAGTCAGCTTTTTCTTTTGCATCTTGATTAAGAATGTTTGCACTGTGAGAGTACCCATCAGTGATCACTGTTAAGATTGACTTCTCAATCCCATACATTTTGTTGAACTTAGGAAGCAGACCTCTCATTGCAACGATTGTTGCATCCAGTGGAGTGCCACCAAGTCTGTATTTGTTATCAGGATAGAAGATTTGAGGAATATCAATCCAGCCACTTTGATCAGGGTCAATCCAATCAACACCTGAGAACCAGTCATTGTACTTCTCAATCTTTGATTTGAAGTTTCTACCGTATCTCATATCATCAATCATGTATGCATTGTAAAGAGTGCAAACATAACCCATCATTTCTTTGTATTCTTTTGCGTTCATTTCGTTAGAGAATAACTCAACGAGATACCCACATCTGTTTCTCCAGTATTCTACCTCTTCATTACCTTCAGGTTTTGCTTTTGAAATGTTGTCTGAGAACAAGTAAACTCTGTGAGGAATTGAAACCTTCTTACAAAACATTGTGAGAATGATTGCTTGTTCTAGGATATCAGCAACTTCATTGCAGATCGAACCACTCCAGTCGATCATGATGTTGACACCATGATTCTTACCATCAGGAAGATAGGTAACTCTTTTGAAAACATCATCCACGATCTGATACTTTGCAAGTCTGTTCATATCTAACTTACCAGTCTTACCAGTGAATGCATGTCTTGAATTCAAAGCAGTCTGTCTCATTTCAAATTCTTTTGCCATGTGAGCAACGATTGCTTTGTTCTTTGCTTCTAACTTCTTGTAAGTGTGAAGTGATTTTGCAAAGTTCTGATCTTTGTATTGAGAGTAGTAAGATTGGTTTATTGAAGAATTAGGATTGACGTAGTAGTCTCTCCAATCTTCAAGAACCAACTTGTAATCATAAAGAGTATCTTCGACATACTTACCGAAGTCTTTACTCTTTAGATCGATTTGAGTTCTGATCATGTTAGTATCAGAAAGGAATTGCTCTTCGTTGTTGTGAGCGTTGTGTTCTGTTAGTGACTCCCTTGCACCATCTTCATCATCGTATTGATCAGGAGTAGAACCTTCTTGGATAGAACCTGAACCACCAGTTTCTTTTCTACCTTCTTCTTCAGACTCTTCCTCTTCTTCAGAATCATCATCTTCAGTTTCTTGATCACCATCACCAGTGTTAGGTGCTTCAGGAAGATTGTCTTCCTCAGCTTCTTCATCTGAATCTTCAAAAGAATCATCCCAAGATTCATTCTCTTCTTGATCTTCTTCTTGATCTTCATCTTCTTCATCGTCACCGATGTCGAACATTTGAGGAACTAACTGCTCGTCAGTCTCATCCCTAGTTTCATTTTCTTTTGACCATTCATAGATTGCAGTAGCACATTCCTCAACCTCTTCCCAAGTCTCACACTTCATTGACCAATCAAGGAAGAACTGCTCTTCTTTAGAAAGTTTGATGTTGATTCTAGAACCACATTTAGTGATCAAGTTGATTTTGTCAATCAAAGAAAGACCTTGTAGGTCTCTACCTTTGACTCCAAAGAAATCCATTTCCATCAATTCATTGTATGCAGTGAAGAAAGACTTCCTCAATCCAGCATACTTGTTTCTGATGTTTCTCTCAATCCTGACATCCTCAACAACATTGAGATATCCTTTGAGAGTTTTGTTCTTAGTAACTGCAGAATGAACACCTTCAAATGGAGTCCACAATGCATGACCAACCTCATGACCCATAAACAAGTCATAAAGTTCAGGTGATATATCGTCTTTGAAAATAGGGCAACACAGTAACCTATTCTTAAGATCGAAGTATGCAGTAGGAGTTTTCCTATGCACAACTGTCAAATTTTCCCCTGCCATCAGTTTTGCAAGGTTGTCTTTTTGGGTCTTTAGTTTCTCAGTCATGTTTATATTATCTCAAAAAGCCGTAGGCATTGTCAAGGCTACCTAAGCCACTGTTTTATATGCAGTAAGAATCGAATCTTAGTTTGATCAGGGTATCAATGTGATCATCATCGTCCTTGGAATAGACTACTTTGTCTGCCCCAAAATCGGTGGTAATTGCATCGATAACACCCCAAACACCCTTATCATCGTACAATGCACATACATCGTCACTGATATTGTCTATAATTTGGTTGTTAATTGAATTACTCATACCTATATGCTATCAGAAAGCGGTATGCATTGTCAAGGCTTGATTTGGCCTCCGTGGTAGGACTCGAACCTACAACCCTCGGCTTAGAAGGCCGATGCTCTATCCAGTTGAGCTACACGGAGGGAAAGGGGTTTTAAGAAGTTATTTTTTTAGCTTGGGTGACCCATTGCTGATATGCATTTTTATCATACCAAAATTTATGGTTTTCAGGATGTGCTAATTGATCACGAAGATCATACTGTAAATGTTCCTTAATAGTATTCTCATTCAAATCTAAATTTGTCGAGTATGTTGTTGGGGCGCACTTTTGTTGATCTTCAGTGAACCAAATTGCAATGGTGTGACGTTGTCCTCTACGAACTTTGAAAACTCCATGTGCATGATGGATACCTTGGAAGAGTAAACCACTACCTGCTTTTGGTTCTGTTTGATGTCCAAAAGGATAATAATCTGATGGTGGGAAATAGGTTTCACCACCTGAAAAGTCTTCATTCAGATATACAATACAAGTCCATTCCCTAGAAGGTTTTCCATCATTCATATTTTGTATTTCTGATTCAGATTTACCTGCTGTTTCTTGATGAGAATATGTGTCTAGATGTGGATTTTGATATCCACCATTATGCCAACTGGTAATCGATGACATTTCAGCATAATATACCTTACCAGTTGCTTTAAAAATCTCACCTAGACAATGGTTTTCTACCTTTTGAAATAATGTGCGAATGTATTCGTTTTGGATGTGCATCTTTCGAACACCCATATAATCTTGTTTGGAACCTACTGATTGAAGATGTGTATGAGACTTATGCCACCTGATTAGGTCTTTCGTCTCCGTCTCCGTCAGTATCGGAATCACTTTGTGATTGTAGACTTTGGAGTTGTCTAGCAATTTCCATTCTGCGCTCATATTCTATTCTCTTCTTTCTTTCTTTTGGTCTTGCTTTTATAGCTCTCTCTAATTTTAATTTAGATGCTCTTTGAAGAAAGATAATTCCGTTCAGGTGATCTAGTTCATGTTGAACACATCTTGCACCTAAACCTTCAAGTTGTAATCTTTGTTTCTCACCTTCTGCATCCGTGTACTCTAACTCGATTGCTTTAGGTCTCTTTATCATTAAGTATATATCGGGGAAAGAAAGGCACCCTTCTTTCTGTAGTTCAGTCTCTTGGGACATCATGGTGATTTCAGGATTAAAGAATGCTTTGATACCACTGTCTGCAGTTCTCATTACAAACACACGATACTTCAATCCTAATTGATTTGCAGATAAACCAATACCACCAAATCGTTCCATTGCTTCTGCAAGGTTCTTTTCTATTTCTTTGGGGTCTTCAGGTGGATTATCAAAATCAAAATCATCAGTGGGTTCGCGTAGAACCTTCATTGCTTCTTCAACTAATTCATACATATTATAAACTTATATCGACTGGAACTCCTCTCACATTACTAATCTCGACATTGAAGAAAGCCATGACTGCTTCAAACATTCTTTTACCCATGTTTGCAATTCTCTTTAATACTTTCTTTACATTGTCCATTACTTTCTTGATTACCTTTTGAAACTTGTTCCAAGTTTTTGAACCAATTTCTTTTGCCCAGTTCCCAGCACGTTTGATAATATCAAATGCACCTTCTTCTAGAACTTCTTCAGTTAGTAACAGATCGAAACCATCCATGGTGGTGAGTTCGTTAACGACCATGGTTTTAAAATCATCAATACCATAATGTTCTTTCAATCCTATTCTCATAGTAGAATATGCTGGTGAATTACCACCACCTTTCTTAAATGCAATGTAAGGATTGATCTGACTTGCATACTTCTTGATGATCTTATCATTGATTGAGGTGATTGGTTCTACCTCAACTTTTTTTGTATTAATATCAAACTTACCTAGTAGGTTTGCAGCTGCAGGGCCTTCGTTAAATTTAACATTACCCGTTGATGCTTCTAACACTACGTTCAGTGAGAATAGTTGATTGACTTCTGTATCGTTGTTTAAATAAGACATCAAGATTTCTGACAATTCTCTGTTGTCTTTATCTTTTTGTTGGAAATCTATGATGTCCTCACCCGTCTCCCCAGCTGCTGTCCTTTTGTTTAGTGATGTAACAGTCTCAGTTGTGATAAGACTATTCATCTTCTCTTCCATTTTTTCTACCAAACCTTTTGCAAAGTTTTTGTTCTCACCCATTTTTGAAAGTGCAGCTCTGACTGTTGCAATAGACTCACCCTTTGCACCTGACATAAGTTGTGAACCACCTGCTTTCTTGAGTGATATTTTTTCTTTGAATCCTGAACCAGCAATATCTGTCTTAGGTGTAGGATTACTTGCACCGCTGTCTTTGTAGATTTTGGAAATGGTATTTGGTATCCCACCTTTACCTGTGGATACTAATTCTTTCTCTTTTAGTTTCTTATTGAATCCAACTGCAATCTCTTTTGCAATGTCTAGGTATAGTGGAAATGACTCTGCAGTTCTTATTACGTCTGCATCTGTTTTTTTGTTGTTGAGTTTATTGTACTCGTAGATGATAAGTTCTTCCCACTGTGCGCCACTTGGTGTATCTCCACCTTCTTTTACATGATTGAAGTATGCAGACTTATAACCAGCACCACCTTTTATATGAAAAGTCTTCTTACCACTCTGTAGATATTTCTCAAACTGTCCGTCTTCTGTTCCTAAAAAAGCAGTTACTCTCTTAGTAGGTTTCACTGCAATGAAGACATCACCATGTTTAAAACCTTCTGCATCGAACTCTTTGATACCACCTTTGTACATAAACTTATGTCCGATAACATAATCGGGTTTAAGAATAGATGCTTCAACCAAAGGCTTCTTTGGTACTATTATGGTTTTATCTGTGAATTGTGAGAAAGATTTCATAATACTATTTATATTATTCTGCTATCCTTGAGAAGTTTTTATACTTTTCAAACCTCGTTACATTCTCAAATTTGTCGTATAGAATATCACCTTTGTGAGAAATGATAAATGCATTTGTCTTCTCAGTAAGAGTGTTTAGCATCTTCATGAATTCATCTGTACCATTTGCATCGAGTGAACTATCAAACACTTCGTCTAATACCAATAGATTAGTGTTCACTGAGTTCTTCATTCTTGCAACTGCTCTCCATGTAAAGAGAAGTGCCAAGTCGATTCTCATCTTTTCACCCTGTGAGAAGTTTTCATATTTGAATACGTCTCTGAACCTAGACTTGATTGTTTCTTCGAAACTCTCATCTAATTCAAAACCAACATAGAACTCTAACTGTGCTAGATACTTGTTGATCAATTTGTTCATGATGGGTACATATTGTTTGATGATCTTTTCCTTGACACCCTGATCTCTAAGTAAGAGAGTTGCAATCTCTAAGTAGTGACCATTGTCAGCAAGATGCTGTTTCCTCTTCAATAGTGTATGGAGATCATCCTCACACTTTTCTACTTGGGTATGTGCATCTGTATTACCTTGTTGCTCTTCTTCAAGAGCTGCAATCTCTTTCTGCAGTTTACCAATGTATTTTTGATTAGAAACTATTTCCGTTTGTGCTAATCCAATCTCTCGTTGGATGTCGTCAATATCGGATTGAACACCTCTGATTCTTTCGATCTCGGTGTGGAGGTCTGCAATTTGGGATTCAAGAGTTGACAACGCCTCCTTGATTTCATTGACCTTTGCAGATTTTTCCTGAATGTGTTTCTCTTTGTGTTCATGATCTAAACCCTGTTTACATGTGGGACAATTGTCATTGTTCTCATAGAACTCAATGTCTTCAATTGCTTTTTTTCTAGCTCTTTCGAGTTGAGTCTCCAAGTCATTTGTTTGTTTGAGTCTATCTTCCGTAGAATCTTTGTTCTCGATAAGTCGTGTTTTCTCCACCACATTTTGCGTCTTTTCATCAACCTCTCCTAATAGTTTGTCGATATTGGTTTGAGTTTGACTAATGGTAGCCTCGAATTTCAAGATTTTTTCATCACGATTTTCACGGAGTGCATTTAGTTGACTATTTAATCCACTAATCCTTTCTTCAAGAATTGCAATCTCATGTTGATTCTCCTTCACTTCTAATACATGATTAGACTTTCGTTTCCTCAACAACTGCATCATAGTTGTAAAAATAGTAATATCCAAAAGGTCTTCAACTAGCTTCCTTCTGTCCTTTGCTCTAAGTTGCATGAACGGAGTGAAGTTTGCTGACCCTAGGATTGCCACCTGAGTGAATGAACGATAACTCATTTTGAGTATGTTATTCTCTAGGTGTTCTTGATAATCCCTGACACTTGCATCCTGATTCAATAAGATATCGTTACCCCATATCTCAAAGATGTTAGGTTTTGCGCCACGGATTATTTTGTAGTCTTTAGACCCGATTGAAAAATCAAGTTCAACTACAAGTTCTTTTTGATTGATTGAATTTACAAGTAAGTCTTTTTTCAGATTACGGAACCCACGACCATACAGTGCATAACATAATGCATCTAATAGAGTCGATTTACCAGCACCGTTCTCACCTAGTATAAGAGTTGTCTGATGGGTATTAAGTGGTATCTTTGTAAACTTGTTACCCGATGATAGTAAATTTTTATATCTTACTTCTTTAAATATAATCATAGATAGGTGTGTTCATCCAGTGCTTCATTATACAATGAAGTCATCAATTCTGTAAGAGGCTTTTTCTTTCCTTGGATGTCCATACTCTCGACATACTTGTTTAGTATAGTCAAGGTGTCTTCTACATTCTCTACATCTGCATCATCCATCAAGTCCATATGTTTATGGTCATCTACTACATTTAAGTGTAGAGGTGAAGCTGCGTGTAGTTTATCTAAGAATGCATCAAACCAATATGGGTTGTCTTTATTGACAACTATCACTTTGGTGAATTTTCCTGTTACGTTTGAATAGTCTTTGTTGACGATCTTTTCAAATGTTTCTTTAGTGTCATCATAAAATACTTTTTCAAAAATTGTAAGTGGATTTAACACAGGCAATACTTCTCTTGTCTCTGTATCAAAGATGTGGAAGTATTTTGGGTCATCATAATCTGACCATGTGAACTGCATTTGTGAACCAAGATATCTGATGTTTGCAAACTCTGACTTCTGATGGAAGTGACCACTGTATACTTTCTCAAATCTCTTTACATAAGAATGATCAAGTCCATGTTGACACGTCATGCCTGGGTGCATCAAAGCACCTTCAAACTCAAAGTGTCCCATACAGATAGGTGCATCACATGTCATTAGAAACTCAACTTGATCTGCATAGTTATCACTATTAATCCATGGACTAAATGCTATATTCAATCCATCAAATTCTTTGACTACGGGTTCAGTGTGTACAGTAATACTCTCATCACCAAACAATAATAGTTCAGGTGCATTTACATCATTCGTATTCTTATAATAAGTATCATGATTACCAATAATCAAATCCATGGTAATACCAGCATCCAACATAGGTTGGATAAAGTGTTCACGGTTTGCTTTAAGGGATGAGAAGTTTACATATTTTCTGCGATCAAAGTAATCACCTAGGTGGATGATATGTTTGATATCATTCTCTTCCAAATATGGAAAGAATACTTCATTATAAAAACGTCCTTGGTAATCGGCCATTGCAACCATATCACCTCGGACTCCCGCATGGGTGTCATTCAATAGTGCTATCTTCATTCAGTAAATTTATCTAGACTGTTCTCTTTAACTTTCTTGGTTCGTTTTGATTTTCGTGGTTCGTATTCAACCCTATTCATATTCTCTTGCATCCACTCTATATTAGTGTTGGTAAGAGTAGGGTCATGTTCCCCATCAATAGTTGTGTATGCATCCATAGTAATGTTACTTTCCTCGATGGACTTCTGCTTGATGAATACTTGCTTCTTCTCCTTTTGTATCCTTCGTAGGAATGCGTAGTAACAAATTTGAGTTACATATGCAAATGCATTGTTTGACTTTTCAGTATTGAAGTTACCGATGTATTGGATACAGTTTTCAATTGCATCACAAATCATTTCGTCTCGGTATGTGTAGTTGATAAAATTAGGTCTAGTCGATAAACGAGTAGCAATTTTATAGATACATTCACCAATGTATTCTGTCATTCTTGGGGGGACTTCCCCGTTGGATTCTGCAAGTTTAACTGATGCGTTATACTCGGAGACTGCTAGTGTGAACTCTTTGTTGTTAACATAGTGTTCAGCCTGTTTTGGGTCTTTTTTAGTAGTCATGTGTCTATTATACTAGAAAATCTCCGTATTGTAAGGGGGTTTCTAGTATTTATTTAATTTGAATTTTTCAGCAAAACCATCTTTACAGATGGAAATTCGATGGTAAAATAACTATGTACCCGCAGGGGAATATATTAATAAAGGGATTTCTACCCTTCTATCAATAGCACGTGACATTCGATCTTGTTCACCGATTGTAACATAGAACATACACAATCCTACCATCATCCCTAATATATAGGTCTTCACGAAAACACCCACTGGTTGATCATCATTACAAGACCCATCATTCCTAATGCAGATATCTGAACGACTGTTGCAATTGCAACGAAACTAAGCTGACGATCACCCCACCATTTCAATTCGGTGTTGTACCAGTCTTCGACTTCTTGGGGGGTTGCGTCCCTTGGTTTGTTGAGCAATAAACTCAACTGATTAGGATACTTCATGCAACACCCCACAAAGAAGCCATAAAGATTAGCATGAGTGTACACACTTCTGCATTCTCTTTAATTTTTTGTATCTTTTTCTGTGACATTTTTCCTTAAATGCCACAACAACTTAATATCCCATTGATAGGAATATAATACCGAAAGGTATAAGGATTGGAAGAGTCAATAGTGTTATGAACTCTATACCATCGATTAGCTTTGATATAATCTCTGATCTTCTCAAGTGTTCGATTTCAGACACCATGCTCCTTGCAATCTTCAAAACTGCCGTGGTCATGGTTTGGTTTCCTCGTTAGTAAATATAAACACACTGAATAATATGATATAACTCAAAATTATTCGATAGTATATATGCATTCGCGTTACTCAATGTAACATAAATGGTATAAAAAAATAATTTTTAATGAATTTTTTTCTTGTCAGAAGGTGGACGTGCTGTTTCAAAGTCTGCAAGGTAATCATCTTCCTGATTCCACTCTTCCTCTTCTAACTGTTGCAACATTCTTTCTTCCTCTTCAGTGATCGGGCCACCTGTTGCATCCATCAAGTCTCTGACCATTCTTTCGACATATGATCTTCTGACTTCTTTTCTGTTTCCAGTTAGAGGGATAGTTTCGTTTTCAACCATGTCGAACCATCGAGAAGATGCTTCATCGTAGTATGGAATGAATTGATTATTAAGTCGACTTCTATGTGCAATCATATCAAGAGGCATCTTGACTGTAGAGTCTGCAGACATAGGTGCATAAGGATAAAAAGTAGCAAGGGTATGAGTACCTTCGGGATTGACTACTTCAAGTCTGCATAACATAGGTAGAGTTATCTCCACACCTTCGTGTGTATCTCTAGTCATCCCAACAACTTCAGCACCAGTCTTAAGTTTTAGGACTTCGTATTGTTGGGGAATTATATCGTTAGGTCTTGTCATTTAAATCGAACTGCTTAATTTCGTATGAAAAATTTTCCTCGTTGTAAATATTTATACGATCTTTCAGGTGATTGAGAGTATAGTTTTCACACTGTAGATCATCTGCAATATCAAAAAGTCTCATTTTTTCTTTACCTTCCACCTTACGAAGACCCCTACCGATTGACTGTAGGTTTCGTATTCTAGATTTAGATGGACTTGCAAATACAATATTATCAATTCGTTTAATGTTTACACCTGTAGAGAATGTACCATAAGATGCAAGGATAGTATCATCTTTATTCCTTTCTACAATCTCTCTTACAGCTTCTCTATCTTCTGTGTCTGTTCCACCATAAACATAGTGGAGTTTATCACCCAGTCTCTTAAGCATTTTCTCATGTAGAAGAACTCCATGTTTTTCGACATATTGAAATAATACGAGTGTATTTCCTGATAAACTGTACACTAGATTACAGATGAATTCGTTTCTTGCTTCATTAGAGACAAGGTAATCCATCTCTTCTTGGTAGGACATTTTCTTTTGTTTAGTATGACGAAGTATGACACAATCTATAGACAAGTTTGCGATGGTTCCTTCATCCATGAGTTCTTTTGTGCTTATGACCTTTTTGACTGGGCCGAACATACCTTCTAACTGCAGTCTATGACACTCTGAACCATCAAGGGTTCCTGTGGTTCCAATTCGAATTGCAGTCTTCTTCATCTTCTCAAGTATACCTTTCAAAACATTTGCTTTAAAGAGGTGTGCTTCATCCCCGACTACAACTTCAAAACTTTCCATAACATCTTTTGGTGCTTTAGAAAATGATTGCCATGTTGTAATTGTAATGTCTGCATCAAATACTTCCTGACCACTATAGATTTTACAAACCCTATCAGTGTAACCATAGTCTTCGAAATCTTTTGCCATCTGTTCTACCAGTGATGTGGTAGGAACAATCACAACTGTTTTCTTATTATAGTATCTTGTAAGCAAATATATGATCAATGATTTACCACTTGCAGTGGGTGACAATAAAAGTTGTCGACCATATTGCACTGCAGTTCTAAATGCATCCATTTGATAGTCTCTAGGTTCAAAGGGTAGACCTAGTTCTTGTATGAAACCTTCATCAGGCTCTCTTTCTTTTTGTCCAAGGATATCATTGATTCCTATAATATCATATCCTCTTTCTCTACAGAACTCATCAACGTAGGGAAGTAAACCAATATAGATTTTATTTGTTTTGATTGAGAATAGACGTACCTTACCATCCCAGTATCTACTCTTGACTGATGGCATGAATTTTGCGTTAGGTACAGTAAAAGAAAAGAAATCGAATAGGTCTCTGGCTAACCCATCGTCACATTGTACTTGCATGAAGACCTCATCGATCTTCTTAAGAATTATCTCAGAGGCCATCCTGTGTTCCATACTACCAAGGATTTTCTAACCCCTCTCGTCACAGGTGTGACCTGATGATGCAACCATGATGGGAATACAATTAGAGAACCTATCTCTTTTGCACTCATGGGTGCAGTGTGAATGATATCATCTGTATAGATAGTTTTTTGTTCCTGACGTAATCTGTCGAAAGTACCAGCACTCTCAATCCATTGAAAGTGACCACCCTCATAATCTTCAGGAATAGATAATTGAACAGAGCAAGATATCTTTCTTATTTGTCCACTTGGATAAGGGTCAACTCCAGCATCAGTATGCCAAGTATAGAAGTCACCCTTCTTTCTATTAGGTTGTGCTTCATATACTGTGTATTGCCAATGTTCCATATCTGCAATATCATAGTTCCAACCTGATGTCTGATTTGCTTGAACCATTCCATCAAATATTTTTTGTTTAATTTTCTGATCAAAGTTTAGATCATTGTGATCAATCCATTTATTTGTAGACTGTCTGATTGCATGATCTTCACCACCACTTTCTTCATAAGAGTCTGCATCCTTTGTGGCTGCTCCACCACCGACTCTAGAATTCATAGTATCTATTTGTTGTGCATAACCATGAATGTAACTTACCTCTTCCACGGAAAGAAAGTTTGGTAATATACAAGTATAGTTTTTATAGATCATTATGAACCCGCCATAAATTTACGCCACTCGATAGTGTTCTTAATGGTCTGATGTCTCCATGTAATGTTTTCCATGCATCGTTTTAGAAAATCAATAGTTGCTTGTTGGTACTCAGTTTGGGCATTCAACTTCTGTAAGTCTGCATCTGAGTTGAAGAATATCTGCATGTCATTCTTCATGATTTTAAGACCATCAAAAGGGTCATCATCCCATCCAAGTTCTTTGATTCTTCCTTCATCCATTTTACCATTGAACCATAACCACTTATCTCTGAGCATGGTTTGATATCTAAGTTGCAAGGATTTATGCTTGACAATTGCATCTGTCAAGAGTTCGGAGTATTTTGCGTGGAGTTTAGGAACCTCTAAAGATGAAACATCTAGTTCGATATCATCTATTTCACAATCCTTCTTCCACTCTATTTTCAAGTCATCTAGAGTCATAATGTACCATTATACCATATTTATGGTATATTAGGAAGTGGTTTTTATTTCGTAGTATGTGAACCTGAATTCTACTGTTGCTATGACGGTCTCTCCGTCTGCACCTGATTCCATCTCAATCCCACTTAAAGAGATAGGGAATGCATCATGGAACCTGAAGAATCGATTTGGTAGATTTTTATTAGTGTTTGTAACCAGTGTAATATCTGAGTATTGATTCAAAGCATCATCGATCTTTGACTGTTGACCTGTTGCAACTGTTTCAGACTTTACATAGTTCTTGTATGCACTTGGGTCTGATACTGGAACGATAGAATCCATCCAGTCAAATATTTCTTTGAAGTTTGCAAGGTCTTCATCAACCAAGAAACCTACACTCAAAGTATCAAACGAAACTTTATCGCCTGGGAAAAATGCATCTAGACCTATACCAGCAGGTGCAACTGTTTCTGTAAACTGCAAGCCTGGGATGTTAACATTCTTTACAAAGAATTCAACACTTGGTACTTTATCAATAAGAAGTCTAAAATTATTCTTACCTAAAAGGGATTTGTTTATGTTTATATTATCAGCCATTTACTTTGATTATCCTAGAGGACTTTGTGGTGTCATGATAGTCACCGTCCCTGTATTCTCGGGTAACTATGGACTCGCACAAATAACCATCTTGGATATACCTAGTAACAATCTGACGTGATAATACATCCTTGGTTTCTACTCCGTTAGGGAATGCATGTCTTTCAAATGGGCCTTCGCTCATAGTAATTGTTTTATCGTACTTGTCCATAGTTATATTTATGTTATTTCTCGTTTACAAAATCATTAAACTGTTTTGCAGTATTAATAACATCTTGAGCAGTATAAGTCCTTAAAGGTAAGTCCTTCTTGCTCTCGGGATGATTATCATTCCACATGTAAATGGGTTGTCTTTCATTTTCAATGTTATTGATTAAGACCCCCTCTGCGAGAGTTAATAGATCGGCACGAATTTCGTACCCTGATTTTCCTTGATTTGCCATATTTCCTCCTGTGTGTATGTGTGTTTATGACCTTATATTTAGGGCCAAAAAAAAAGGTCTCCGAAGAGACCTTTTTAGTGAAACATAAAGTCCGATTACAGAATGTTGCTTACAGCGATTTTT